TACAGTATATATTCATTATGTATTGCCAAACGAAATAAAACAAATGAAAATTGACGGAATTAAGGTTCACAAAGAATTTATACAGGTTATTTTCTCGGATAACACTACTTTTACAGTATGGAATAATGATTGGAGTGATTATGAAAATACTGTATTTCGTACCCGTGAAGATGCAGAGAAAGGAATAAATAATGACTAAAGTTAATGGAATCCCTGTAGATCCGCTGATCAATGTGGAAGTTCATATGTATTTCGAAGTTCACAATTCGGATTTATGGGGTGGTAAGGGATCAGTCGGATATATGGAAGTAGGTTATTGTGAGTGCAAAAACATTATTATAAATGAATTAAATAGTGACTTTATAGAACGTCAAATTGAATTTGCAGCTAATTCTGCCTGCGTAGATAAAAAGTATGTTCGACCCATCACCAAGCAGGAGTATGATGAGAAATCAAATGATAAAAATGATTAAAGGAAGGAATCGGTACTATGGAACAGTATTTTGAAATTACAAGCCAAAGCAGTCATTATAAAGAATATTTTGACTATCTTGAAGCTGATGAAGCTTGCAGAAAAGCGGTCAAGAAATTTATTGAGGAAAATAATATACATACTGAACATTATGCTGTTTTCGGAGGAGCATTATGGATTGACAATAATCAGGAAAATAGGGAAAAGTATGGCAATCAACTGAAGAAGGACGGTGATGACGGACTTGCAGCGTTTAAGAAAACAAGTAAAATTGGCAGAGCGTGGACTGGATTGGGAATAAAGGAAGTGCATAAGCCGCATGTTTCATTTTTCTTTGTTGATCCGTCATATTCGTCAAGAACCAGATTGTTTCATGTAGGAGAAAAGTTATATTGCAGTATAGACTGCATGAACCGAAGCACTAAGGTCAAAACCCCACGAGGATTTATTGAGATAAAAGCCAGTGAGTTTTTTAAAATCATTGAAGACGTGGAAAACGATAACGAGGATTGATAAATATGAATAATATAACTGAAAATTGCAGTAACTGCCTGCATTCATGCGGAACAGATAACCTTTACTGCAGCAAACATAATAAACAAGTTTCTGACAGTGAAATATGCTTTGAATACTCGCATGAAAAACAGTGCAGTGAAGCTACGGAAATACTTCATAAACAAGGTAGGTCAGTATATGGACATTGATGAAATGTTTGATGCTTTCTGGAAAGCATATCCCAGAAAGTTAGATAAAATTAAGGCTAGAAAAGCTTTTAAGAAACTTAATCCAAGCGAGAAGCTCTTTAATACCATTTTAAGTACTCTTGAAAAGCAAAAAAATAATTATAATTGGAAAAAAGAAAATAGACAATATATGCCGTATCCAGCAACATATTTAAATAACCGAAGATGGGAAGATGAGGATGGAACAGATAACGAAAGTAATACCTCAAATCAAGCGTTCGGTACTTACTTATGATGAATATCTAAAACAAAAGGTTGATTCTTACAATAGTCTTTCCGGTAATCTTACCGGATATGACTGTAAGAAATGCTTGAATCGTGGATATTTTATGAAAATTATAAATGGTGATGAATCAATGGTCGCTTGCGACTGCATGAAAAAGCGTGAAGCATTGATACGTCTTAAGAATTCCGGTCTAGCAGGAAGCATCAAAGAAAAGACATTTTATTCTTTTGAAGCAAATCAAAGTTTTCAGCAGCAAATAAAATCGGAAGCGGTCAAATTCGTAAAGTCATATAAAGGCAAGTGGTTTTTCATTGGAGGTCAGAATGGCTGCGGAAAAACTCATATATGTACTGCGATTGCAGGGCAATTACTAAAATTCGGAGAATCCGTGAGGTATCTTTTGTGGGAAGATGACTCCCCCGTTCTTAAAGCAAAGGTTAATGATCCGGAATATAAGACATTGATTTCAGCATATCAGACTGTTGATGTTCTTTACATTGATGATTTGTTTAAAACAAACGCAACTGAAGCTGACATACGTTTAGCTTTTCAAATACTGGATTATCGTGATCGCAATTCGTTATGCACTATTATTTCATCTGAACGTATGATTGATGAGATATATAAAATAAATCCGGCAATAGGCGGTCGGATTACTGAAATGGCGATGAAAATCAATATTCCTAAAGATATAAATAAGGATTACCGTTTAAAAAGGAAGGAGTAATATTTTATGGCAACTGCACCTCAGATACGTGCTATATATGCACTGGGTTCAAAACTCGGCATAAATCAGAATAATCGTGAAGATAATCTTCATCAGCTGGTTTACAGTATAACCGGAAAAGAATCTATTAAAGGACTTACAAACTATGAAGCTGCAAGAGTTCAGTCGGAACTCGCTAATATGGAAAGAAAAGTACATGCCGCCGACATACCTCCTGGAAAAATGACAGCAGAACAGCAAAATTATGTAAAGTATTTAATATTCAGACTTCAGAAATTAAGTCCCTCAAATGCTCCATACGGCGAACGCATGAGAGGTGCAGTAAAGAAAATTATAGATATGGATATCAATCCATATTGTGATAATCCTTTTAGAATGGTTACGGTTAAGCAAGGAATTAAGTTAATTGATACCTTGAAAAAGTATGTTGCTTCTGCCGAAAAGAAAGCCGGTATTAATAATGAGCATTGACAGAATTGCTTTAGAGCAGCTTGACGGAGAACAGCGTGAGATTGCAGAACTGATAGGAATTGAATCGTATAAAAAGCTTGTAAGATATTTTGGCGGAGGACAGATTTACGTCTGCAAAGCGGATACGCTTATGAAAATCAGCAGAAATGCCGAAATTTGCGGTAGATTTAACGGATATAACTATAGAGAGCTTGCTCTTGAATATAACCTGTCCACGAAAACAATAAGGGAAATAACGGCTGAAAAGCTTAAGATTATTAAAAACGCACCTCTTGAGGGGCAGTTGGAATTGGAATAAGGAAAAGTCCGAACATGCAAAATAATTGTATGTTCGGACTTTATTTATTGTTTTCTTCTTTTGCTTATGTTAAGATGTTCAGCTAGATTATTACGAGAATCTAATAATTCTGAATAAGTACTTTTACCTAAATGTTCTAAAAATAATTCTGATTTCAATATAATTATATCAGCTTCAATAAGAAAGTCACTGGATTTCTGCTCCTCTTCATTTTCACTTTCATAATAATCAATACTTGATACAATTCCATCAAGTTTTTGTGCAGCTGAATCATAATCTATTTCATTATCAATATAATCATCAATTACTTTAATTGTACTTTCGCCGTAATTATACATTATAACATTCTATGATACTCAATATTATATCAAGTAAATCATGATATTCTGGATTGTCAGGTTCTAATTCAACAGCTTTTTTAGTTTCAATAAGAGCTTCATCATAACGTTCTATGCAACACAATGTTGCACCAAGGGAATAATGATATTCTGCATTGTCAGGCTCTAATTCAACGGCTTTTTGCTTTTCAATAAGAACTTCATCATAACGTTTCATGTTATGTAATGTTACACCAAGTGAATTATGATATTTTGCATTGTCAGGCCCTAATGCAACAGCTTTTTGAAGTTCAATAAGAGCATCATCATAACGTTTCATGTTATGCAATGTTACACCAAGTGAATTGCGGTATTCTGGATTGTCAGGTTCTAATTCAACAGCTTTTTGCATTTCAATAAGAGCTTCATCATAACGTTTTAGTGCATGCAATGTTATACCAAGTGAATTGCGATATTCTGCATTGTTAGGTTCTAATTCAACAGCTTTTTGCGTTTCAGTAAGAGCTTCATCATAACGTTTCATTTCATGCAATGTTACACCAATTGAATTGCGGTATTCTGGATTGTCAGGTTCTAATTCAACAGCTTTTTGTTTTTCAATAAGAACTTCATCATAACGTTTCATGTTATGTAATGTTACACCAAGTGAATTGCGATATTCTGGATTGTCAGGTTCTAATTCAACAGCCTTTTGCATTTCAATAAGAGCTTCATCATAACGTTCTATGTAATCCAATGTTATACCAAGATTATTATGATAAAATGCATCGTTAGGATCTAATTCAATAGCCTTATAGTATTCGGTTAGAGCTTCATCATAACGTTTCAGTGCATGCAATGTTATACCAAGGGAATTGCGATATTCTGCATTGTTAGGTTCTAATTCAACAGCTTTTTGCGTTTCAGTAAGAGCTTCATCATAACGTTTCATTTCATGCAATGTTATACCAAGGGAATTGCGATATTCTGCACTGTCAGATTCTAATTCAACAGCTTTTTGCTTTTCGATAAGAGCTTCAACATAACGTTTCATTTTATGTAGTATAATACCAAAAGTGTTATGGTATAGCGCATTATCAGGAGCCAGGTTTATCAGTTCTTTACAAATTGAAACGGCATCTTCATAATTTCCTTCACGATATGACAAAACAACTTCCTTATACATATTTTGCAAATTTGTTTGACTTGCTAAGTATTGTACAGCTTCTTTTATTTCTTCAGACATTATTAAATTATCAGGATTAGTTGAATAATCGTCTTTCAAAAACTTATTGGTAAATTTATCTATTGAATCATTTAGTATTTTAAATCTTTTTTCCACTTTCTCGTGAAAATATTCTTCAGACTGCCTTTTTATTTTTAAAACACGTCCAATTAAAAACATTACCTCGTCAAAACCATTATGCTGTATAAAATATCCGTTGGATTTTTCTAAGAAATCGTGTACTTTTCCATCAGGTGTTCCATCGCCGTAAAGCATCCAATATGGACAGCATAACCTGTTGTCGGCAAACGCCTCTCCTTGTTCTATTAAAAAATCCATTAAGCTGTTATCATTTCCGGCATATCCTATAAATATAGGGTGATATTCTGATAGAATAGTATTAAGCGCTTTTTTCCAGTTATCATGAAGCTTGTCAACTTCATTAACAGTATTTGCAGGATCAAATAATAAATCTCTATGTATTTTAATAACGGTCGGTCTGTTAATCGGTTTTGATATATAGTGAGATAAAGATTCGTGACCTATTACCATGGGCATGGTTTGAGTATAATAGTTAATGGCGTCTTCAGTCAAGTGATCAAAATTTGTAGTTATAACAACATTGTTTTTTGTTTGAGACAACAGATATGACAATATAACATATCCGGCACTGGGAATAGCATTCTCCATTAATTTTTCAAGAAAGTTATATCCGTCTTTGGGATGTCTTTTAAAATAATGTTCGTAATATTGACTGTAAAAACTGTATTTATTTTCATCGGTGATCCCATATTCTGACCGCCACTTGAGGTAGCTGCTTTTATTGCGTATCCGCAGTTTATCATCCCATATATCTACAAGCTCCTGACCTGATTTTATTCCGGATGATATGGATGCACCGGCGCCGAGAACAAAACAAAATTTTCTTGGATGATGACCGTCTGAAACATCTTGTATCTCCTGAATAAATCCATTTATAGATAATTCTTCATAACTCATATTGTAAATACCTTCTTCTTAAAAAATTGTAACAAATAATATCTATATATAGCATATCACGATAAAATATATAAATCAACAAAATTTAACAAATTCTACCAAATGTACAATTTTAAATTTATCTATTTGCATATTATCAATAAAAGTAATTGATAGAAAAAATGTAATTATATAATTAACAATACATTATGTATAATTGTATCTGTTATTATACATAATGTATTTTTTTGTTTTATAATAAAGTTAAAAATAAAATCAGCAAGGGAAGTAAAAAAGTGAAGAATGTGATTTTACAAAGTTAAATACGTACTGTATAATTATAGTCAAGGTTATACAGTGCGTATTTTTATTTATAGGAAGGAGGATACCATGAATACAGATATTTTTACAAATATAGTTCAGCTTGCCTTGACATGCGGAATAGGAGTTGTTGCATTTTTTCTTAAAAGAACCATTTCGGAGCTGGATGAATGCAAACAAAATATATCAGATATGAAAGAAAAATTCATAAAGCGTAGTGAGCTTGACGAATGTAAAAAAGATATAGCACAAGTCAAAGCAGACTATATTACCCGTGAGGATTTTTTTAGAGAGCAGGATAATACACGCAGACAACTGGATAAAATTATGAGCGTATTACTGGAAATCAAAGGAGATTCAAAACAATGAATTATGAAGCGGATAAATTAAAACAGGAAATTGAAAACGGTAATTTCTTTGTTAATAACGGACGTATCCTGCAAATGTTAAATATACTTGCAGGAGATTTCAAAAAATTAACTGAAATCAAATATGTTCTTTCAGATCTGGAGGAATATGAGATTGTCAGAAGCATTGATTATCTGTATGAAAGCGGATATGTAAAGCTGAGAAATACGGATAACGGAAAACCGACAACTCTTGCGGATGCTCCGTTTAAATATCTGTCGGCAAAGCTTACTGCCGAAGGTGTGCGTGTTCTGGTAGGTAAAAAGACAGACGACTGTATAACTCTGTAGGAGGTGTGATATGAACACTCTCGGAAACAGAAGACACAGTATTATTGACGGTCTGGAGCCGGATATTAAAGAGACTGTAGATGAGATGATACGTGCTGGTTTTACCTACCGTGAAATCGTGGATTACATAAAGGATACCGGAACAGAGATATCAATAGGCAGCGTTCACAGATATGTAAAGCATTTCAGGGAGTCTCTTGAAAGATTGAGAGTTTCTCAGGAAAATTTCAGAGCGCTGATGGAAGAAATCAACAGATACCCCGATATTGATATGGCTGAGGGTATACTTCGCATTATAAGCAGTCAGGTACTGGATGCTGTAAGTCAGATACCGTCAGAGGAAATAAAATCAAAGGATTTTGACACTCTAGTCAAATCGGCAGTTTCACTGACCAGAGCGGCAGCATATAAACGTAATGCCGATTTAAAGTCAAAGGAGCTTCTTGAAAACGGAGCGGATCAGTTTAAAACCATGATATTCGATGCCATGGCGGTAAAACGCCCTGAATTATACAGACAAGTCAAAGAATTTTTAAAAGAGGAGGAAGAAAAGCTATGATGTACGTTGTTCAGACTAAAACAGGCTGTGAGCTTTCCTCCGGAGTTCTGTTAAGAAGACTTGGATTTAATATTAAAATTCCCGAAAAGCTTATGAATATACGCCGTGGGGGCACATGGAGATTGGAAAAGAAGCTTGTGTTTACCGGATACATATTTCTTGAATCGGATAAATCCATAACCGAAAAAGATTATTATAAGGTTAAAAATACCGATGGAGTTATAAATTTTATCGGAAAGGGAAAACCGCAGGCAATACGTGAAAATGAAATTCCGTTTATCAATTGGCTCTGGAATAACGGTAAGCCTATAGAACCGTCAAGGGTTTTTGTAACTGTTGACGGAAGAAAGATGATAATGTCAGGACCTCTGAGAAAATACGGAGGAGAATATGCTTCGATCGATATTCGTCAGAGGCGTGCAAAGACTGTGATATCTATCTGCGGAATAAAACATAAGGTCACACTGCCTATTGAACTTATTTAAAAATCTCTGCGTTATGCTGAAGTACGGTTGATGCGTCCCGTACCGATCGGCGCAGCGGAATATATAAAAACGGCTTTTTAAAACTGAATTGCCGAATGGCGAAGCATATCTGAATGAAATATGCGTTAGAAAACGATTCAGACCCTCTTGAAAACCGTTTTAAGAAATTATTGGTGAAATTATAGGGGTAAAAACAAAATCGCTTACAGGGGCTGACAGGCCTTTATTTGTATATTCGGAAACGGATTGAAATAAAATATGCCTTTAATAAGCATTATATACTCTTTATAACCGTTTAAAATTATTTGGACGTAAAATTTATCTCTAAAAAACAGAATCGCTTAAAAGGGCATAATTTGCCCTTATTTTTATACCGTGAAAGGACGTGGTATTTTGGGCGCATTAAATAAAAAAAGCATTAGATCTCTGCTTGAAGGAATTGATGAATATGAGGTCAGTCAGAAAAGGATAAAAGGCGGAAATTTAAATAGTATAAAGAGCCTGTATGATGAGTTTTTAAAAACAGACAGCAAGCCTCAGCGTGATAGATTGATCAATGAATTTAAAAAACGCAATGAGGAGTTTGCCGAGTTTATACAGTCAAATCCCGACCTTGTAGAAGCCGAGCTTCAAAAAGCATTGATTCTGGCAGCTTCCGGCGGAGAATATAGTGAAGAAGAAATCACAGTTGACAGTAAGGGAAGAAAAAAAGTAAAGCATGTTAAGAAAACAGCTTTGCCTGATGTTTCGGCAGTTCGTGAATTAAAGGAAATGCTAGGCAGCAGCGAAACAGCCGAAAGCAGTATGGCCGAAGCTTGGATAGACGCACTTCTCGGAGAAGATGAAGATGAACAGGAAGAATAAATACCACAGGCTTATAAAAGCTTTTAAGAAAAAAATCCCCGAATACCGTAAATCTCCCGAACTGTTCGCCCAAGAAGTCTGCAAGTTTGAATGTGACCAATGGCAGAAAGAGGTATTTGCGGATATAGCGGAGTTTCCTAAAGTTACGGTGCGTTCCGGTCAGGGCGTTGGTAAAACCGGTTGTGAAGCTGTTTTGTGCTTGTGGTTTCTTTCATGTTTCCCCTATTCCAGAGTTGTAGCAACTGCTCCTACTAAACAGCAGCTTAATGACGTACTCTGGGCGGAGGTTTCGAAATGGCAGTCAAAAAGTCCGCTCTTGAAAGCGGTTTTAAAATGGACTAAAACCAAAGTTTCCGTTGTCGGAAATGAAGAACGCTGGTTTGCTACCGCAAGAACAGCCACAAAGCCTGAAAACATGCAGGGCTTTCACGAGGACAACATGCTCTTTATCGTTGACGAGGCTTCAGGTGTTGCCGATCCGATAATGGAGGCGATTCTCGGTACGCTTTCCGGCGCAAATAATAAGCTGCTTATGTGCGGAAATCCTACAAAGACTTCCGGCACTTTTTATGATTCTCACACCTGTGACAGAGGATTGTATAAATGCCACAGAGTTTCTTCCCGTGACAGCTCCAGAACCAATAAGGAAAATATAGCGGCTATGGAGCGCAAATATGGGAAGGATTCAAATTTTGTCCGTGTCCGTGTTGACGGAGAGTTTCCTAAACAGGAAGACGATGTTTTCATTCCTATGGAATTGATATTAACGTCAACATCGTCTGTGAAAGATTTTGAAGAACCGGAAATACCCGACCTTATCCATATTGGCTGTGATGTCGCAAGATTCGGGGACGATAAGACAGTAATCGGTTCTAAAGTAAATGAGAAGGCGGATATCGTCTGCAAACGTCAGGGGCAGGATACCATGAAGACAGCTGACGATATAGTGATGTGTTATGATAAATTGCTTAAAAAATATCCTAAATATAAACGTCCTGTTGCTGTTAAGATAGACGACGGCGGCGTAGGCGGCGGTGTTGTGGACAGATTAAGACAAATGAAGCGGAGTAATCCTCAGCGTTTCAAGCAAATGGAAATATTCCCCGTTAAATTCGGTCAGAGAATGAAACATGCATATTATTATGATTCCACCACCTACATGATGAGTGTGGTCAGAAATCTTTTGTCACCTCATGATGAAGACGGGAAACCTAAACCTGTAGAACTGATTCTTCCCGATGATGCGGACTTAATAGCGCAGTTGTCAACCCGAAAATATGAAATGACCGACGATTCCAGACAGAGAGTCGAAAGCAAAGACGCCATAAAGAAAAGGGGCGGTCATTCCCCAGACGAAGCAGATTGTATTTTATTATGCTGTCTGCCTGTTAAATTCAAAAAAGAAAGGAGGCAAAAAACTTGAGTAAGAAAAAAAGAAAGGTTCGTGCCGAGATTATAAAAACAACAGCTCAGATAAAGAAATCCGATAGTCCGTCACATCTTGAAGAAAAAGAAGATTCCGGATATTCAGACTGGCTTGAGCCGGACTATACCTTAAAAGGTCTTGAAAATATGACAAGGCACTCTTCTATACTTCCTCAGTGCATTAGTGCGTATAAGTCCAATATAGCGGGATTTGGTATTGGCGTTAGGTATAAAGAGGATGTTACAGACACGGAAGAGCTTGAAGATGAATTTAACAGACTTTCAGATATTGTGGAACTTCTTGCATTGGACTGTGATACAAAAGAAGTTTTTGAGAAGGTTATTGCCGCCCGTGAAACTTATGGAACTGCATATCTGGAGATAATCCGAAACGGGATGGACGAAGTGGTACAGATCGAATTCATTGAAAACGTTCCCAGCGTCAAAAAATCCAGACTGTTTGAAGAGTCGGTTGAGGTTGAATATGTTTACAAAGGAAAAGCCATAAGGCGTAAAAAGCGGTACAGAAAGTATAAGCAGACAGTGGGTAGTAAAACCGTGTATTTCAAGGAGTTCGGAGACAAACGCATTATGGATAAAGAAACAGGCGGATATGTTTCTGAGCTGGATTCTGACAAACGGGCTAATGAGATATTGGAGTTTAAACTCGGCTCCAGACCTTACGGTCAGGTTCGCTGGATTGGTCAGGCGCTGAATGTTGACGGAAGCTGCAAGGCTGAAAATCTGAATAACAATTACTTTGAAAACGGTCGGCATACTCCTATGGCGGTAATTATCAAGGGCGGTACTCTGACAGACGAAAGCTATGACAAGCTTCAGACCTATATGAACGACATTAAAGGCGAAGCAGGTCAGCATAGCTTTTTGCTTCTTGAGGCTGAAAAAAATGAAAACAGTACAAATATGCAGGAGGAAAAACAACCGGATATTGAATTAAAGAGTCTTGCGGATATTTTACAGCACGACGAGCTGTTTCAGGACTATTTGGATAATAACCGCAAGAAGGTACAGTCGGCTTTTCGCTTGCCTGATTTGTATGTGGGATATACCACAGATTTCAACCGTGCTACAGCTCAGACCGCGATGGAGGTAACAGAAAAACAGGTGTTTCAGCCGGAAAGACAGTCTCTTGCGTGGATAATCAATAACAAGCTGTTAAATGATTACGGTTTTAAGCATGTTGAAGTTTATTTCAGGGAGCCGGACATCACCAATCCTGATGACTTGTATAAGATACTTACCCTTGTAAACAATGCAGGGGGTCTTACTCCTAACAAGGCCAAAGAAATCGGGTACAAGGCTCTGGGTGAGACCAGTGATGATTTTGAGGAGGATTGGGGCAATATACCTCTTGCCTACAGTAAAACTCAATCAGCTTTAAACGGTCTTGAAACGCAGATTGCAAAAGCCGAAAACAATCACGATGATGAAATTGTGGCGGTAATGAAGTCAGTGCGCTCCCTGCTAATGAAACAAAGCAAAGGGGGCTGATTTTATGTGTTCCGAATGTCAGTTACTTATTAAAGCTATTGACGCATACATAGCCAAAGCCGACAATGACCTTGCTGACCGATTGAAAGAAGAAGGCTATGCAGATTCCAAAAATACAGTAAAGCATATTGAGGAACTGGAAGAAAAAATAGCCGAGGTTTTGCAGGAGCAATCAAAAGACTTTGAGGATTTGATTGAATCCGCTGATAAGAAAGGTATTGACCTTGAGGAATTTCTTAAAGGTTCATGGCAGGAATTTAAGACAACAAATGATATCAGGGAAAAGCTATTCCCTATTTTCTTCAATGAATTTACGGAATATGTTCCTGTTCTGGCTAATTTTTACATGAAAGAAGTGGATTCGGAGTTGATCGTGGAACAGATTTCCGAAAAGACAACCGACTGGATAGCACAATGGAGCTATGAGCTGTCAGATCTTATGCACCTTTCTTCTCATGAAGAAATTGAAAATATTCTCGTCAAGGGCTTGAAAAACGGCAAAGGCATTTCGGAGACTGCCCGTGACGTTCTGGAAAGCGGTATCAGGGACGAATTTTACAAGGCAAGACGTGCGGCGCTTACAGAAACCTTAAGAGCGCACAGCTTTGCCCGTGAAGAATCAATACAGCAGTGTCCGGCGTCCGAGTATAAGGAATGGATTCACACGGGAAATCATAAAATTGAACCCAGACCGAATCATGTGAAGTTCAGCGGTACAATTGTTTCAGCAGATAAAAGCTTTATGTTAGAATGTGCAGACGGCAAGGTTCGTTCTGCGGATTTCCCAAAAGACCCTGCACTTCCGGCGGCGGAAGTAATTAATTGTCATTGTATTCATAGGAGTATCACCTCGGAAGAAATTTTAGGCTTACCTCTTGAAGAACGCAAAAAGCTACAGCAGCAGGCTATTGATGAAATGGGCGATGAATGGAAAAAAGAGCTTGACGCACGTAATAAGGCAAGAGCCAGAATTAATGAGGACACTATTAAATGTGACTGGCTTAGAAACAAAAAAACTGTTGAAGAAAGAAAAAAGTATTTCCGTTCCGATTCACGATGGGCGTTGTTTGAAAGCGGAGTAATTCAGAATGATGCTGACCTTGAGAGACTTTATAAGACAGTCGATACAAAATACGGTCCTAGAAAAGTATTTAAATCGTTGACTGAACTAAAAAATGATGGTATAATGACAGTACCGCATGAAACTTTGAGACATTCGACGGTTGGGGATTATATTAAACCTTCTAAAGATTATCCTAATGGAAGATTAAAAAATGGTGGACATTCCCAAAAATGCATAGAAGAACTCAAAAATAAAGGTATTGATTATAAAATAACTAAAAAGTATAACAACGGTGTTAGATTGGGCTATGTTCCTGAACATAAGCAAAAAACCAAACAATCAGGAATAGGACAATCATGGTTTCCGGAAAACTGGGATGACAATGATATTTTAAAAGCCGGTACATATACTGCTAATCATTCTAAAGATAGCGGTATGCCAAAGTTTGCAGAATATAATGGAGTCAGAGTTGGTATATTTCTTGATAATGATGGTTTTCCGTCGACAATTTTTCCTGATAATAGTGAGCAACCATAAGGAGTTGAATTAAATGGTAGATGCAAAGAAGATTCAAAAAATTATAAGCGAAAGAAAAAAAGCACATATAAACGATCCTGATATAGAAAAAAAATACTGGATTCCTCTTCTGAATGCGCTTGGCGAAGATGAGGACGATATTATTGATTACCTTGAAAGTCTTGAAGATGATGTTGCTTCATGGTTTAGTGAGATTTATGAAGAAGTAATTGAAAAATTTCCAAGTGATGAAATGAAAAAAGTATTTCATAGAATTAATATGATTTAAAGCACCTTGTAAAACAGGTGCTAATTTTATACCCAAAATAAGAAAGGATGATCGATATGATTTCAACATTAATACTGCTTTATGCACTGGATACAGGTCAGATACCTGCAGGTTGCTATATAGCTGCATGGGTTTTGGCAATTATTCAGACCGTTGCCAGATTAATAAAAACAGTTGCCGATATTGCTGATTATAAAGATTAAGTGCTTCAAAAGAGGCACTGTTTTTATAACAAAATTCAAGAAAGAGGTTGATATTATGGAAAAAACAGAGAACCCTTATGAAAGAAAAAAGAGGATTGACGAGGAAATAGAAAAGCTGATAATCAAATTATGTCACCATATAGATTCGGAAATTGACAATATGAATGATTTAATTAGCGGAGAAGTCGCAGAAATGACAAAGGCACTTGCGATGCTTGTTTCGGTTTCAAAAAATAATGACTTTACAATTAATTGTTCTAACTTGTCTAAACCGAATTTACGAGGCATAGTTGCCGAAGCTATCAAAGATATCTGTGATTCTGAGATGTCAGAAGAGATGTCAGAAAATGAAAATCCGGAGTATTATTGAGGAGGAAATTATGAAAATTGAAATTAAAGGAAGTTGGCATAATCGTAAGCTCTTGATTGATGGTAAAGACGTTACCAACAATTGTGAAAGTGTACAAATTGACGTTCGAGGCACCGAACCTGTTCGTACTACTCTAGTATTTGCAGGTGCGGAAGTTGAAGCCGAAACGTCAGATGACACAGATACATACACTCGCAAAAGCTTAATTGCTGGTGATAGAACGGTTACTAATATCAAACTCAAAAAAAGGAGTGGTAAAAATGCTTAGTTATATGCAATGTCCATGGATATATGATGTGATACCGACAGACCCTACATATTTTACATATGTCAGTTGGATACTTTCCAAAAAACATTACGGAAAAACTAAAAGATACTATAAACATGATTAAAATCACCTTTTAAAGGCGTTATTTTTATACCCAAAATCAAAAGTAACCCATCGAGCAGTTAACTGAAATTTAAGTTAACTTTGCCCGATATGTCCCGTGCGGTCACGCACTGCCCTGAGCAAGGCGTAAAACTGCTTAAAAATTTAAATGGAGGTGCAAAATGGGTGAGATAATGAAAACACGCAGTATTTCAGACGCACAGATACAGTTTGTATCCCTTGTGGACAAAGCGGCAAATAAGAAGTCTTTCCTTATAGCTAAATCCGAAGACGGGAAAGCGTCATTTTCCGCATACGGCAAAATCGTAAAGACGGATACCGACAGTCATTATGTGACAGGTATTGTCTACGAGCCTATGACGGAGGATTCACAGGGTGACTACATGACTGAAGAAGAAATACGCAAAGCAGCACATTGGTTTGCCAAAAACGGAGACGGTATTGACATTCAGCACAACTTTGAAAAGTTTGAAAAAGCCGAAGTTGTGGAGAACTGGATAGCCAAAGCGGATTTTGAGATCGGTAAGGAAAAAATCAAAAAGGGCACTTGGCTGATGACCGTTGAAATCACAGACCCCGATGTCTGGGCAGCAGTTGAAAAGGGCGAAATAACCGGATTTTCAATGGGCGGCACGGGTATTTACAGCGAGGATGATGTTGATCCGGACAGTCTCAGCAAATCAGAGGGCAAAAGTTTTTTCAAGAAGCTTGCTAAAATGTTTGGTTTTGAGGTCGTGGAAAAAAGCGAGGTGGCTGTAGGGTTTAAGCAGAAAAACAAGTCAGAAGAATTCTGGAATGCCTTTTACAGCTTACAGGATACGTTGTTTAAGCGTAATAGCTTGACCGGAGATTCTGAAATTGAAACTGATTCTGAGAAAATTAAGGAATGTCTTTCAGATTTTTCGGAGATTGTTCAGGGTATTCTGGCAGATGATACTGACATGGTCATGAAAGCCGGAAAAACTCTCAGCGCAAAAAATATTGCAAGTCTTAAATCAATTTATGAAAGTATAGGAAAACTGCTTGAAGAAGCAGGAGAAACGGAGGAAAAGATGACAAAAGCAGAAGTAATGGATTTCATCAAAAATGAAATTCAGAAAGCCGAAAGCGGAAGCAGTAAGAATTCGGATAAGCTTGATGAAAAAACCAAGAAGTTTATTGTTGATACAATAAAGGAAGTTCTTGCCGAATCACAAAAGAATAAATCGGTTACTAAGGAAGAAGTTGCTGAAATGGTAAAAAGCGCTATGGAACCTCTGTACAAAGCAAGAGGTATAGTAACAAATCTCAACGGTGAGCCGGAGCCTGTAGGCAAAAGTGACGATCTTTTTGAGGGACTATTTGTATAAAGGAGGTACAAGAAAATGAAATCTAACAGAAATATAATCGCCAAAGCGGCAGTAGACACTTCCGCACTGGGTAACGGCGGAAGAATGAACGCCGAACAGGCAAATCAGTTCATAACATTCATGAGAGACTATTCTTCATTCCTGAAGAAAGTGAATTTTATCAAAATGACCAAAACAACCAGAGACCTTGACAGTCTTGAAGTAAACAAGCGAGCACTTCGCCGACAGGTTGAGAATGCCGATAATCCCGCAACAGGTACGGTAACTCAGAAAAGACGTTCTCTTAAAGCGATAGGCGTTGTGATGCCATATGACGTTTCATTCCAGTACATGAAAGAAAATATTGAGGGTAAGAATGTAAACTCTACTCTTGCAAAGCTTTTTGCACAGCGGTTTGCCAATGATACCGTGGAGCTTGCTTTTCTGGGAGACGAATCCGACACAGATAACTTCATCAATATCAATGACGGCTGGATCAAGATTGCCAATGAGGACAGCGACACTCACAAGTTTGACACAGAGGGCAGTGCAGATTATTTAAATACGGTTTTTCCCGGACTTCTTGCGGCTATGCCTAACAAATATTACAGCCTTTACACCGAGGAAGATAAATCTAAGATAAAGATTTTCTGTTCTCCGACAGTCAACAGAAAGTACAAACAGCAGCTTCAGGCAAGAAATACCGCTCTCGGTGATGCGTTGATAACAGGCGGTAAAAACGTAAGCTATGACGGATTTGAAATAGTGCCGGAAGCATTTATTCCCGACGATATTCAGATTGTTACTCCTTATGAAAATCTTATCTACGGTATTTACGGTCAGAGTCTTGAAGTATACCATGATGTTGTTCCCCGTAAAACAAGACACGAATATACTCTTCTTGCGGATTTTGATATGGAAATAAATAATCCCGATGCGCTTGTAATCGGCGGAAACTTTACAGCGCAGACCGATACAAAAAAAGACGATACTGAGCAGACAGTTTAAAGGAGGTTTTTAAAATGCCGAGAAAAAAGGTCGATGAAAATCACAAGATAACAGAGCCGGACTTCGTTGAAGAACCGGCTGAGAGCAGTACAGAAGATACTTCCGTTTATGCTGAAGATATGTCGCCGCTGGTTGCTGAAGAACCTGATGTTGCAAAGGAAAAAGTTTTTCAAGAAAAGTCTGTTGCTGCTGATCCGAACAGCAAAGCGGTGCTGCGTCTGGCGAAGGGAGCAACATTTACATCCGGCGGAAAGGTATATAACAAGGGCGTTCTTGAGCCTGTTCCTCCGGATATAGCAGACAAGCTGATGAAAACCGGATTTTTTGAAAGAGCGTGATAACATGGCGGTCAGACCATGGGTAACTCCTCAAGAGGTGCGAGACTATACGGAAATTAAATCAGTTCAGGAAAGAAACGATACACGTATTGCCGTTGATATTTCAAGAGCCGAGCAGTATGTAATTTCATATACAAACAATGATTTTTCCGATTATGAGGAAATACCGCAGAATGTAAAAACAGCCGTGATTCTCTTAGCCGAGACTTACGGCTATAATTCTGTCGTTTCTGCAAAGGAAGTAAAGTCTGAAACCTTTGACGATTACAGCTATACTGCTGAAAACAATACCATAAGCTTCGATACTCTGGGTATTAAACCGCTTCTTGAGGAATTTATAAAGGTAAAACCCAAAAACGGCGTTACAATGCGGTTAAGGAGGCTATAACTTACTTTTTTGAAAAAAAAGTAAGCAAAAAACTTTCAAATCGTCTTTAGTATGATGAAATATTTTAAATAAGGCTCGACAGGTAAGTAAACAGAAGATTAAAGAAAAAATTTTGAAAAAAAGTAAGCAAAAAACTTTTAATTCGAATTTAGTCAACTGGTATATTTTTCATAAAACTTGACAGGTAAGTAAATACAGCATTAAAGAAAAAATTTGAAGAGGAGGAAATTTATGTCATTGGATAATCTTCTGGATCATAAGTGCGATATCTATCACTTGAAAAAGTCTAAAAGTACTGTAGGCTATGGTCTGTCTGATACTGTTTCTTTTGATTACGGAGACATTCCCGATTTAAAAAATGTTATCTGCCATTTCGGGGTAGAGTCTCTTGATTCGTCTGTTGAACAGAAAAATCCGCAGAATATATTAACTGAAAGGATAAAGCTTACATTGCCCATCGGTACAGATATACGAATTAATGACAAGGTAGTTGATTGTGAAACGGGACTTGAATACACCGCTGAAAGACCTAGAAATATCCGTGGTCATCACATTTTTGTATATATCAAGCGTACAAAGGAACAGGAGGCGCTTAAATAAATGTTTGAATCAGATGATATGAAACAGTTTTTCGGTAAATGCAGTTCTGCCGGAAACAGTGACTTTAAAAAGGCTCTTTCGGTATTTGTTCAGGGACTGGGACTTGAATTCCTAAGAGTAATTCAAGATGAAATAATTCGGCTTAAGGTTATAGATACAAGGCTTTTGCTGAGCAGTTTTCATATTGGAGATAACGGAAATGCGGAACTTTCCGAAGGAGACTTGACTGTTGAAGTGGGTACAAATGTTGAATATGCAAAATTCGTTAACGACGGTCATTGGACTTGCGGCAAAGGAGAAGCTATGAGATTTGTCCCCGGACGTTGGAGCGGAAACAGATTCATTTATGATCCATCTGCTAAAAGCGGTATGATGTTAAAGCAAAAATGGATTGAGGGGAGACATTTCTGGGAAAGCGGAATAAAAATCATGGAAAAAATGATACCCGGACTTCTTGAAGCAAAGGTTCAGCAATGGATGGATAATTACTTTTAAAAATATATGGTCGTGCCAATAAAAAACGGATTCCGTAAAATAAAATTCGATTTGTCCGGTGCGGTCATGCACTAAGGAGGGTTTATGCTTGAAAAAGAGGTTGCAAGTATAATTAAGTTTATTCTTGATTCTGCCGGGAATCCTGTGCCTTACTATCATAACATGCCTGAAAACTTCGTTGTTCCGTCAGTGTATTTTCCGTCTCCGGAAATCACTTTTGAACCCGATACTTTCAGTACATATGGAGCGGATTACAATATATTTGTGAATTTCTTTCACACCAGTACTGAACTTGCCTATGAGCTTGCACTGCCTGTGTTTCACAGTATCAACGCTGCTCGTAAGCTTATCCCCGCGATTGACATTAACGGAAAAACCACAGGGCAATATATAAGAATTCAGGATGTTCAGCTAAAAAAATCAGATGAATGCGCATATCAGATGCAGGTCGGCTGGGTAAGCAGAAGACCGTACAATTGCGAAGAAGCGCAGTTAATACAAAACTTTTACTTGAACGGAGGAAAAATATGAAAACCAAAAATGAAGATATAAAGCGGGAGATTCAGACATCTCCTGCGCCTAAGTTTACAATTGAAAAGCTGAGGGAAAACAGTCTTAAGCTTTTCGGTGTAACTCAAAGCACCTTTGACGGTGTGACATACGGTCTGAGCGGTGAATTTACTGTCTCGGAAATTAAGAAAATTATTTCTAATTGGCAGAACAAGGAGGTTAAATAATTATGGCAGGAGGAACATTCGATAAGTCTGTAGGAAAAGTAAGACCGGGTACTTACATTAATTTTGAGGCTTCAAATCAAAGTACGCTGGGTTCTTCCGACAGAGGAATGGTTCTGATCCCACTGATCAATCATTCATACGGTCCGGAAAAGGAATTTATAACTATTTCAAATGAATCGGTGGATTCGGCAATTGACAAGCTGGGTTACAGCGTATATGACGATGACCCGTCAATGCTGCTTATTCGTGAAGCATTTAAAAATGCAAGTACGGTAATTGTATACATTGCCAAGGCAGGAACTAAAGCAACAATTACAGGCGGAGGCTTGTCAGCAACTGCAAAATACGGTGGCTCAAGAGGTAATGCTCTCAGTTATTCCGTTGCAGCGAATCCTGTAGCAGGCTTTGACGTTTCCGTTTATCTTGACGGTTCAACTGTTGAAGCGTTTGAAGGTGTTACAGATGTTTCAGCTCTGACCGACAGTAAGTACATAACATTTACAGCCTCAGAGGGTACTTCTCTTGAATCAGCAGCAGGGATTTCGCTTACAGGAGGTACGGACGGTACGGCTGCAAATTCTGACATTGCAGCGTTTCTTGACGATATGGAAAGCGTTAATTTCAATACCCTTGCTTTTCCTGTAACGGAAGAATCATTGCTTGCGGCGTGTGTTACAAAGATAAAGTATCTGAGGGAAAATGTAGGAAGAGGCGTCAAGGCTGTTGTTCCCGATTACAAAGCGGATTATGAGGGTATTATCAACGTTACAAATTCCGTTGTAATAAACGGCGTTACGCTTAGTAATGCACAAGCCACAGCATGGGTCGCAGGTGCGGACGCTTCTGCTACAAATGTCCAGAGCAACACTCATAAGATATATGTGGGAGCTGAATCGGTTGCAAACGCTAAAACCCATGAACAGGCAGTTGCGGCAATCCAGAACGGTGAATTTTTCTTCTCATATTCCGAAAACGGAGATGTTGTAGTTGAGTATGACATAAACAGTCTTACATCGTTTACAGACAGAAAAGACAAATCCTACAGCAAGAACAGGGTTCTGAGAGTATTTGACAGCTTTGCAGAATCTATTAGATTGAATTTCCCGCCTAATAAATACAGCAACAATGAAAACGGCTGGAATATTATGGACGGTATGGGAAGAAGTATTTTAAAGCAGTTCTTTGACGCAGGAGCTATCCGGAATGTTGACTATGATTCTGATTTTGCAGTGGTCAGGGGCGAAAGCAAGGGTGACAGCACTTATTTCAATGTAGGAATTCAGCCTGTAGACAGTGCAGAAAAGTTATATTTTACAGTAAAGACCAGATAAGGAGGTTAAGTTATGGAAAGATACAACGATAACCCCATAGCGCTCAGCGAGGGAAAGGTTTTTGTAGACGGTGTGCAGATACTTGACGGTGTTAAGTTTGAATTGAAATTTACACCTGATGTGTATACCGGAAAGGTATTGGGAGAACGTTCCCCAAGCTCACGCTGGATGGGATATACAATTACGGGAACTATCACAAGAAGAATATCAACTCCATGGTATAAAGAGATAGTTCAGAAATATCAGAAAGACGGAATAACGCCTGAATGCACAATACAGGGCGTAATGGACGATAAAGGCTCTGATTATTATCAGATGTACGGTTCTGATACTGTTACCGCAGTAGGCTGCGTATTTACAGGCGACATTCCTCTTATGGCTCTGGATACTGCCGGAGGAGTAAGAGAGGACGCTATTTCTTTTAATGCGAAAGATGTGATTTAAGACGTATTATACGTCTTATTTTTATGTCCGAAAGCGGTCAAGACGTAAAACTGCTCCGCAAAAAACTATTATAATATTATGGAGGTCATAAAAATGACAAAGAATTTAAGCTATTTCATGAGAGAACAGAAGGAAGAAATCGTAAATGCTCCTGCACCGGAGAGTTTTGTAGACGAAAACGGAAACCGTCTTGAACTTGAAATTAAAACAATTTCCAATGACAAGATAAGAAAAATTCAAGACAATTACCGCAAGCGTTCTATTGCTCTGGATAATTCAGGAAATCCTTATCTATCGAACGGTGAAGTAGTATTCCAGACAGAAAATGATATCAACAGAGCAATGAGACATATCGTAGCTGAAGCATTGGTTTATCCTGATTTAAAATCTAAGGAACTAATGGACTTCTATCACTGCTATGATATCAGTGAAATGCCTCTTAAAGTATTTCACAGACCGGGAGAATACAGTCAGGTATTTAATTCCGTTATGTCAGTGCTTGGACTTATAAAAAAGGACGAAGATTCAGACGAAGTTAAAGAAGCAAAAAACTAATAACCTGCAAGGGATCGTTTGAATACTGGGCGCATGTCTTATGGCAGCGCCACGGACTGCGTATGGAAGAGTTTGAGAAAATGCCTAAACGCACAAAACTCTTCTATATTGCGTCCGAATTGTGCGAGTTAAACGACCCTTGCAGGATAGATACACAAATTTTGCTTGCTATGCTTAAAAGCGGGGTGAGGCTGTAATGAAGGAATTAGCTTTAAAAATACGATTAGTAGATGAAGTAAGTTCTGCCATGAATAATATAGGCGATTCCGGAACTAAGGTCATAGCCGGACTGGAAAACGGTTTTGTAAATGTAAGTTCAGAGATAAGCCATACTTCAAAAGCAGCGGCTGAAGCATCGGCGTCTATTGCAAAGCTTTCCGGAGACGTTACTGAGACAGTTACACAATCCCGACTTTTGGCAAATGCTGCTGAGAATCAGGCTAACAAGCTTGAACATGCCGCAGAAAAAGCTCGTGAGAAAGCGGATTCCGATTCACAGGCGGCATCTGAGGCAAGAAAATTCTATGAAGGATTACAAAAGCAACTTTTGTTTGTGGACAAAGTAACTGAAGCTATGAAGGATGAAGCAGCCCAAGCACTTAAGCTATCCAATGACCTTGATAAGGCTGCTCAGAAGTCGGAATTGAAAGCACAGAAAGCAGAAAAAGATGCTGTGGCTGCTAGAAATAATGCCTCTGCTGTTGAAAAGGCTGCACTTGCAGAAGAGAAGCATGCGCAAGAATTGGTTGAAAAAGTAAAAGCGGAAGAACAGGCAGCTGAAGTGCTCGAAAAAGTTAATCAAGAGCATGCTGAGGTTACAAGTACTGTTGAAAAAAATATTCGGACAGAGGATAAACTTGTCGATTCAATTGATGAAATGAAGCATGCAGAACAACAGGTAGTACAGGTTCTTGACGCATAATAAAACTACCGCTGCAATAGAAAAAAACGTTCAGGCAGAAGAGAATTTACAATCATCTGCAAACAAAACTGCTTCTGCTGAGCAAAAAGTAGCCGACTCTCTCAATAAATCCGAACAGGAGGCTAAGGAGTACGGCGATGCCATGATAAAGGCGGCTGATGACAGTGAAAAGTTGGGAGACAAGGGCGGTAACGCTATTTCTGAACTGGAATCAATTATTGCAGGTGCAGGAATAGTCATGGGACTTAAAAAAATCGGCGAAGCGTTTCTTGATTGCAGTAATTCAGCGGCACAGTTTGAGGCAAGTATTGCAAAGGTTTCAACAATTGCCGATACAAGTCAGGTTTCCTTGAGTACTATAGAATCAGATATTATGGCTCTTTCACGTTCAACCGGACAAGGTGCAGGCGATTTAACAGAAGCTTCGTATCAGGCAATTTCAGCCAGTGTCGATACTGCCTATGCCGTTAAGTTCGTTGATGAAGCCAATAAGCTTGCTGTGGGCGGTTTTACTCAACAGGCAACAGCGGCGGACGTACTGACAACGGCTATAAACGCTTATGGGTTAGCCGTATCAGAAGCGACACAAGTGTCAGATATGCTGATAACAACTCAGAATCTCGGTAAAACAACAGTTGACGAACTTGCTCAGAACATGGGGCGTGTTATCCCTCTTGCAGCGGCATATAACGTTGAAATGGATAATCTTTCTACGGGTTATGCTATTCTCACAAAAAACGGTATTGCCACGGCAGAGTCAACGACATATTTAAAATCCATGCTGAATGAACTCGGTGATACAGGAAGTGCAGTTGCCGGAGTTTTACAGGAACAAACAGGACAGTCTTTTGCACAGCTTACAGAAAGCGGTTATTCACTGGGTGATGTACTGACTGTAATCGGAGACAGCGTAAACGGTGATACCACGGCATTTAATAACCTTTGGGGAAGTCAGGAAGCCGGAATCGGTGCGTTGGCTTTGTTTAATGCAGGAGCGGCAGAGTTTAACAGCACTCTGGGCAAAATGCAGGATTCGGCTGGAGCGACTGAAAAAGCGTACATGACTATGACCAATACCACGGAACACGCTCAGAAGAGAATGCAGAACGCTTTCGGCAATCTTGGTATTACAATAGGTTCGCAGTTGAATCCGGTTATTTCAGATTTGTATAACGGTGTTGCTGATGTTGTAGACGGGTTCTCGGAATTTACCGATGAACATCCGGGCGTGACAGCGGCAATTACAGGGGTAAGTGTTACTTTAGGAATAGGCACTGTAGCTTTGACCGGATACAGCGTAGCTTCTAAGGTGGCTTCGGCGGCAACTAAAACCTTTACCGCTGTTTTACAAGCGAATCCTCTGGTAAAAGGAGCTATGATTGCTGTAGGT